TCAGGCGGCCGTGTCTTCAAGAAGCCAATCAACTTGCCCGTGGTCAACGCCTACGTGTTCCAAAGCGAGCAGTACCAGAACGACCGAGGCTTCTACACCGTGGACACCCTGCGCCTGTTCGTCAACTACGACGACGTCATCCGTTTCATCCCAGATCTGGAGACCGACCCCGACGTCCACATCAAGGACAGGGTCGAGTTCCGGGACCAGATGTATGTCCCCAACAGGGTCTTCCCAAGAGGCCAGATAAACATGGACTACATGATGCTCACGGTAGACCTCAATCAGGTCAAGCCTGAGGAGCAAGTCAACGATATTTACGAAAGTTAAGACAGACTCTGGGCCCGATTATTTCTACCCTTAAGACGGCGCGGTGCATGCGGTACCGAACAACGCCAACCTGCTGTATTACCTGCTGATGGAGTGACCTCATGGCATGGCGCCCGTGGTATGAAGAAATGGCCGAGATGAACTCTGCCAAAGAGCGAGAAGACTTTGCCCGAGGCGTCTTTGGACCTCCACAGTTGTCAGGTAAGCAGGCCGCAGGTATGGCACTCTCCGCCCTCCTCATTGGATGGGGCGTCAGTCAGGTTCGGGCCAGCCGCAAAAAATGAAATCTCTATCCGAAGCCCTCAAGTTAGGTATCCAGAAATCTGCAGTCCCTCTGACTGTCAGCCTTCAGCAGTCTGCCACGAATTTGGGTTGGGACACTAACGCAACTAAGCGCGTCCGCGTTCGACCAAACGGGGAAACCAAGTTGGCGGTCAACGCGCAGGGAACGGCCCCCGAGTCGGCAGAATACGGCGGCCTTGATGAGCAGCCCCGTCCAGCAATTCGTCAATGGGCTGCCGATGAGTCGACAGTCGACTCAATACTTGTCTACTCGATCATGGCCGAGTTAGAGGGCGTGAAAATATGACGTTCTTAATCTCTGAAGACGAGGCGCTGCGCGAACTTCTCAAAGGAATGACAGTCTCCGACGAGCGCGACTCCGCCCGCAACGTGGGTGTCTGGTTTGGACAGCCCGACACCGAAGTCCGCAACCAGTCATTCCCCTTCATCACTATTGACCTCATTAACGTGAGCGAGGCGCGAGAACGCGCCATGAGCGCACAGCAGGTGAGGCCGTGGTACTTGATGCCCGATGGGATGGACGAGGCCGACATCGGTCAGTGGTCCACATTTATGCCCATCCCTATGAACTTGGACTACCAAGTCACCACATTTGCTCGGCAGCCCCGACATGATCGACAGATCATGGATCAACTGCTGAGGACAAGGCTTCCAGTTCGGTTCGGCTCTCTCGTAGTGCGAGAGAAACTGACCGGGGTGGTAGATGGCGTCGAGCAGTGGGACTCCACCGTTCGTCGTTTAGACGTACTGGGTATCGCTAAGCGGGATACCGTTGAGTCAGGAAAGCGTTTATTTATGAACGCCTTCACAGTTCGTGTTTCAAGCGAAGTTCCCACAGTATTCGCAGACGAACTCTATTACCGAGTTAACACAATCAACATCACATCAAACCCTCCCCTATTTTCCAGCACCATATCGGCATAAACCGGAACCCCTAGTCCACACCCAACTATTACAGAAGGAGTGCCCACATGCGCCCCGGTATCTATGTGACCGAAACGGTCCTTCCAACCCCCTTACCCGCGTTCTCCTCAACGGCGGCCGCTGGTGCAATGATTGCAACTCTGCCCTCGGGACCAGAGACGCCAACGCTCATAACTTCGTGGTACCAGTTCAGCCGCGTGTTCGGACCTCTGGACGGAAGTTACGACTCAACCTTTGCTGCAAACTTGTTCTTCCGCAGCGGGGGTCGTGAACTCTACGTAGTTCGCGCCGTACGACCTAGCGCAGTTGCAGCGTCGGTCGATGTTGTATCCAGCAGCGACGATGTCTGGGGAACCTTTACAGCCAAGTCTCCCGGTGCATACGGAAACAACATCCGCGTAGAGGTGGCAGCAAACTCTGCAGACCGCTACACGATCACTATCCGTCAAGAAGCCGGCGACTCTTCCTCAACGGCAGACGACATTATTCTTGAGACGTACACCAATCTTGACTTTGGAACCTTTGGTGCCTTAGAGGTGCCAAACACAATCAACCTTCGGTCCTCCTACGTCAACTTTGCATGGGATGCAGAAGGATCAAGCAGCCTGACCCTTCCAAGTTCTATCGGAGTGCTACCGCTGACAAGTGGATCTGACGGCACTGTGTCAGAGGACCCAGACTACCTAACGGCCCTCAGCAGGCTCGCAGAAATTGACCGCACCTTCGTAGTCTTCGCGCCCGACAACACCAGCACCGAATTGACGAGCGCAATCGTCGAATTCTGTGAGGCCAACAAGTCGTTCTATGTCGCAGAAACACCTGCCGACTCGACCGCCGCAGAGGCCGTGAGCCATGCACAAGCCGTTGGGGTCTCGGATCACGCGGCCGTCTACTACCCACACCTCTGGGTCTCTGACGCCACCTCACGTTCACGCAGCGCCGTTAAGAAAATAGGACCGTCAGGTTCCGTTGCCGGAATGATGCTCAACACCGATGCAAGTATCGGTGTATTTAAGGCTCCTGCGGGAACGACAGCAACACTTCCGGGGACAGTGGCGCTGGAGCGCCAACTGACATCGAGTGAGTTAGACGCACTCAACAACGACTCCTACCCGGTTAACGCTATCCGAAATCTGGCTGGCGTTGGGCCCGTTGTCATGGGCGCACGGACGCTAGATCAGTCGACTGCCACTAAGTACGTCAACATCCGACGCACGATGGTGTTCCTTGACAAGGAACTCAACTCAATGCTGGAGTTCGCTCTCTTCAGAAACTCAGGGTCTGACCTCTGGGCTGAAATGCGGACTGTTGTTAGTGCCTACCTCGAAAACTTCTGGGGTAACGGTGGACTTCGCGGAGCAACTCGTGAAAACGCGTTCTACGTAAAAATCGACTCCGAAAACAACTCCATTGATGACATCCAGAACGGTGTTGTCAACGTTGAAATCGGTGTAGCACTGCAGTACCCAGCCGAGTTCATCAAGATTCAACTCACCCAAACAACGGCAGCCTAGGAGGCTAACTATGGCACTTCAAGCCAATCTAAGAAAATCTCAAACCTCTGATCCGATCAGGAACTTTAGGTTTATCGTGAAGTTTCTTCCACTGACAACGGGTGGCGGCGCTTCTGATTTCAAACCTTTCGCAACAGTGGGATTCACTTCCATATCCGGGCTGTCAATGACGACCGAGCCTATCCCTTACCGAGAAGGTGGATACAACACAACTGTCCACCAGATCCCGGGTCAGACAACGTTCTCACCTGTCACGTTCCAGCGCGGTGTCACCATTGGTAGCCGACAGAACTACGACTGGACTCGTATGTTGTTTAGGGCTCTCAACGGTGGCGGAGATCAGTTGTTCGCAAACAAGTCCTCATTTAGGGCAAACATTGCTATCGACGTTCTCAACCATCCTGTTCCATATTCAACAGTAACTGACTACGGATCAGAGCGTACTGAAAATCAGAACGCCGGTGATGACCTCGTAGTTGCACGGTTCAACCTGTACAACGCGTGGCCAACTTCGCTTGCGTACTCGGATCTTAATGCAGGCGACAATGCCTTAGTTGTAGAACAGATGACAATCGTTCACGAAGGAATGTCCATGGGATGGGCAAAAGAAACCACCGTGGCGACAGGACAAACTGACATAAAAGACGAGATCTAAAAACTAACAGGGACACAAGAAAGAGAATAAAATGGAAACTATAGACGCCTCCTCAAATCCAAAAGAGGCTCAAAAAATGATTAACGACATCATGGGAATGGTCAGCGAATCGGCCGAGCCATTGGTCGACGACTCCCCAGTGGCAGATATCACTGAGCCTGATGACACATCTGTCGATCTCCCCGGAGGATACCTAACTTTCTCCGGGGAGGTTGTCACCTCGGCCGAGATTAGAGAGTTGACAGGACGCGACGAAGAAGTAATTTCTCGGGCCACAACTGTTGAAAAAACTCTTAGCGAAGTTCTAACTAGAGGCACGGTGCGAATCGGCAGCGAGAAGTCATCGGAAGAACTACTCGATAGCCTTTTATCTGGTGATCGAGACTACTTACTGCTAAAGATCTTCAAAGCAACTTTTGGCCCCACGGTAACCGCGTCGGTGTACTGCTATTCCTGCAGTGAAAACGTTGAGGTTGAGGTGAACATTGATAAAGATGTTCCCGTTAAAAAACTCAAGAGCCCATCCGACAGGCGGTTCTTAGTAGAGATTACAGACGGAGAAGTCCTATGCGAGTTACCCACAGGGCATACCCAAAGGGAAATGATGACCGCTGCAGGTAAAAACATTGCAGAGTTGAGCACCATACTCTTGAAAAACACAGTGGTAGAGATCCGTGGAACTACTGTTATAAGCCCAAGTCAAGTTCTGGATCTCAGCATCAGAGACCGGCGAAAAATTGGTGAAGAAATCCTGCAGAAAGTTCCCGGACCAGAACTTCAAAATGTCAAGGTTCCCTGCCCAGACTGTGATACACAGTTGGAGGTACCGCTTGCTCTGGCGAACTTGTTTCGATTTTAGAGGACTCGTAGAAGACCACACCTACTACCAGTACCTAATGAAGTCGTGGTCAATGATTTCAAGGTTCTACCCGGGGTGGTCCTTAGAAGAAATAAAGAACTTAAGTCCAAGAGAACGCATGAATTGGATCTCTTTGTATGTTGCAGACTAGGAGGTGACCGGGTATGTCATTGAGCGATTCTATGGAAAGTTTCAATAAGAAACTCGCCACCGCACTTGGTCACACAAAGGATCTTGAAAAAACCTTTGAAAACATTTCAAAGATTGCTGCTAAGAGTGATGTGTCTAAGATTGGCGGCGGTACCCGGTCAAGTGCGCCGCAAGGCTCTGTCGGTTCCGTCATGCCAACCTCGCTTGGAATCATCGGTTCCGTCGCGCAGACCATAACCTCGGCCAAGTCTGGTTCAGAAGTTAAGTCCACTACGTCTGACGCGGTTAACAGGTTTGGAAAAGCAGTCGCCTTATTCGGAAGCCAAAGCACCGAGGTTGCCGTACAAGGTGGCGGCGGAGGCAACGG